CTTGAGGACCGGATCGGAAGCCTTCCAGCCGTTGTTGGAGCGGGTGGTGGTGTCGCTTTCGCCGGACTGCAGGTTCAGGGTAACGGTCTTGGCGTTGCCCATCTCCAGCCAGCCGGCGTTGGTGCCAGTGCTGATGCCGGCGGTGCCGCCGATGCCAATGCCGTTTGTGGCGGCGGAACCACCCGCACCGACAGCCAGGTAAATTTTCGCATCAAGACCGTATTTTGCACCGAACATGGCAGGCTCCTTAATGGGCTTTGACCGATTCTTTCCAGAACTCCGGCAGCCGCGGCATCACGATGTCCAGGGCCGGCTTCATGGTCGGGCGGGCCGGGTAGTTCTGGCCTCGGAAAGGGCCGCCGAACTCCATCGCCTGGCCGACGTCCGCCACGATGTCGGCGCTTGGCCCGATCAGGCAACTGACACGGTACTTATCGACGGCATATTGAACCGCGTTTCGGAAGGCACCCTGGCGGCTGTTGGGAGAACTCCCCGGCGGGGATGGCTTCGGATTGATCTTGATCCGTCGCTGGGCCGTCTTGCGAATCGCACCACCGGCCTGGGTCAGGCCGTGGATCTCTCCCAGCTTCGCAGCCACCTTGACCGCGCGAGCGTTCCACTGGGTCTTGGCCTTCATCGTGACCATTACTTCGTCGGCAGAGCGCAGGTGAACGAGGCATCCTGGGCCTGGACGCTGGCTACGGCCGCCGCAAACTGCGTGGCGAAGGTCGCAGAGCTGCCGGCCTGGTTGGCCTCCAGGGCGGCGTTGAACGTCGCCAGGCCGATCCGCGCCACGGCGGCGGCGATCTGGGTGAGCGCCTGCTCGCTCTGTTGAACCATGCGGGTGACCTGCAGGGCAGTCTGGGCATCCAGGTTGCTCAGGGCCTGGACGAGCTGTCCGGCTGGGGAAGTCAGAAACGGGTTGTAAAGCGTGCTTGACATTGAGGCTCCTATGAAAGTGCGACGGTTCCATGTTTCACGGTTTGCCCGTCGCTCAGCAAAACGGAAAAAACTAGGTTGCTGTTGGTTTCGTCGAGGGTCGCCCATGCGGTATTGGCGACCAGGGAGTTTTCCACCCTGGACTGGTGGGAGATGTCCGGGAGGGCCAGGCGCCCGTAGGAATACTGGCCTCCCGCCGCCATATTCAGTCTGCTGGCCGCGCCCAGCGAGATGCCGTTGCTGCTGTCATCGAACTCGATCCCGGACCCTCCGCCGGTGAACTTGAGCCACCCTTCGCCATTCGGCAGGATGTTGGCATCGCACCAAACTGCGCCAGCGTCGGTATCCATCCAACATAAACCCCCTTGTCCCCGTAATACAAGGTTATTGACGCTTAGGTTTCCGCTCCCGTCCGTGGTTATGTTGGTATCCACGTACATGCAACCGCTTCCCCCGCATAGCATGTATTGGGTTCCGTTTCCGGCGTTGTTTTGGAGTCCGTTAAAGGCTGTGGCCACTGAAAAGCTACGGCCAACGTCGGTAAGGGTTATGTCGGCAAAAGTGGCATTGCCTTCGTTGTCTACCTTGGCGGCACCATTGGTTACGATTATGGGATAAACGCCATTGCCCCAAACGTTTATTTGGTTAGCAGTTATATTGCCATTGCCATCACTGGTTATGTTATTGTCTTTATACACATGGCTGTCACCTGTCGAATAGAACATGCCGCTGCCCCCTGAACAAACGGCTGCACCCATAGTGGCGTTGACGCCATACTCCCAGCCAATGTGTATATCGGTGGCAGTCAAATTGCCGCTTCCATCGGCGGATATATTGGTATCCGTGGCGGCGGTGTTGAGCGACATGCGCACGTCCTGTGCCGCGCCGTAGGCGTCGAAGTTACTTCCCAGGGTGGCCAGATACTCGCCGACCTCGGAAGACCCACCGCCGTAGGTGTCCAGGTACAGATTGTGCATGACCACGCTGGGATTGCCGCCGGTGTTGAACCAGACCAGCTCGTTGCCGTTGCGGTATTGTCCGGCGATGACCATCCGGATGCTGCTGGTCACGTCATCCATGACGAACTGGCCATAGCCATACATCTGACCGATACCCACGCGGAATTGGTCGCTGCCGCTTGGCCAGGAGAACTCGATGGTAGGAATGACCCCGTTGCCCCCAAGCAACGTGTCCAGGGCGGCGCCGATGCCATTGCTGCCGCCGGCGAAGCTCTCGGCGAACACCTCCTGGACGGGTCCCAGGTTCTCCAGCGGGGCCGTATTGCCCATGGCCAACGCCAGGTTGAGGTTAACCGTTCCGGTGCCGCCTTGTATCAGGTAACCCATAGGGACCTCAATCGTGCAAGCCACCGGCCCAGCCGACGACGACCACGGTGTCGCCGGGCGTTCCCTTCACCTGAATCAACGACAGGTCCACGTGCCGAAATTCCGCCCACTGCCCGGGAATCCACGGTACATCACTGCCATCGTCGCCCAGGAACATAACGGCGGCGGCGTTGCCCGGCGGGCAGGAGATGCACACCGTGGCGACGATCGGTACGGTTGACAGCGGCGCATAGTCGCCGGCCACGTTGACCTTCCGCATGACTGTTTGGTTTGCCATAGCTGCCTCAGCGGATAATGCGGTACGTCACCGCCAGGACGCTGGTAAAGACCTTGTGCTGGTCCAAGTGCTCGGCCGAGTAAATTGGGCTGTTCTCGGTCTTGATCCACATGGCTGCCGGCGAGGCCAGGCGCTTAAGCCGCAGCGCCTCGCGGACCTGGTCCACCAAGCCCATGAGCGGGTCGAGGGTCGCGTTGGCCGTGTTCGAGCACCACTGCTGGACCGCGATGTTCACGGTTGGGTCGTCTTGGCTGGCCACACGGCTGATCGCCTCCTCAGCAATGCCCCGGGGCACCACCGTCACCCGCAGCGTTTTGAGCTCCTCCAGGCTGTATATGGGCCGGTAGGCCCGGACGGCGGCGAACGGGGGCGTGAAGTTCGCCGTGGCCGTGTTATTGAGCAGGCCCACTACGGCATCGGCGACGGCCACGGTGACTTCGCTCATGTGGCCCCCAGCAGTTTGGTATGGACGCGCCTGGTCTTGAAGAAGCTATCCGCCCATCGCCAGCACGGCTCAGCGCCGAAGCGGGCCACTTCATAGGTGTTCGTGCTGCTACCGGTCACCTCGATGACCTGGTCGCCAGGCTGCGGTTCGGCCTGCAGGTCTGACGCCAGGATCAGGTAGTCCCGGGATTGCACGATGATCTGGGCACCATCGTCCTGGTCGATGTTGAAGTTGCTGCGCCCGACCGTGGCGTTCACCGTGGCCTGGTTCGTGCCAGAGACATAGGTGACCGGTCCGCTGGCGAACGCGGTGCGCACGCCCTGGAACCAATCGGAGGCTGCGCGGAGCAGGTCGGTCACGGCATGACTCCCATCACGACTGCTGCAACTTGATCAGGACTGCGGCATCGGCGCTGCCGGACGAGGGGTTCTGCACCACCGGCCCGATGGGCAGGTTGGCTCCGCCGCCGTTGGTCGACGTCACGATCTGGTTGGTGTTGTCCCAGAAGCCTTTGACGCCGAAGTTCAGCGAGCCGTCATTGGTCGCCTTGGGCATCCACAGGACGCCCCGGACGCACAGAGCGCCGGACTGGCCGGCGGGAATGGGTCGCATCGCGACGGCGATCAGTGAGCCGGTAGCGATCACGCCACCGGCCCCGATGTTGTTGGAGCTGGTATTGGTGTAGTCGACGATGTCGTCGTCGGCCGCGTAGCGGGGAACGAAGTTGGCATTTGCGAGAACGGCCATTGGAGGGCCTCCTAACAGTTGTGACTATTGGCGACGGCGATCAGGCCGCGCCCTTGCTCTTGACGCCGCCGCGTGGGTCCTGCAGGGCCACGCCGAAGTCGTGGTAGCCCCGCATCTGGATGCCCAGGGTGTCGAAGTCCGCCTCCGCCATTTCGATGACGGGGGCCTGCTGGCCGTTGAGGAACACGGCCTCGATCACCGGCAGGTCCTGCGGGGAGGCCAGCAGATACCAGCCCGTGCGGCTGTAGCCGGTATAGGTGCTGTTCCCCAGGTACCGGCTGACCAGGCACTCGAATTTGCCGGCGTGGGGGTTGGCCACGGGGTACTTGTTCGAGGCGGTCGTGTCGCGGATCTCGGTGCTCTTGTAGAGTTGGGCTCCCATGGCGCTCAGCGGCGTCGGCACCAGCATCAGGGCCGGCATGACCCCGATCGGCTTGCCGTCGCTGTCGGTCTGGTCCATGAACGCCGTCTCGGCCTTCGTCAGGCCGTCGATGCCCAGGACCGTGTCAGCGCCGGTCAGGTAGTTGGCGTTGGCGGCGATGAAGAACGATCCATCGGCCAGGAAGGTGGTCCAGAAGACATCGTTGATCTTCAGGCCCGAGCCACGGCCCAGCTTGCGGGGCAGCGTGCCCAGGGCACCCAGGTCGTCGTTCATGAGGGCCTGGCGGTCCAAGGCCAGGAGCTTGGCATAGGTCTGCGCCTGGTTGGTGAACTTTTCGTTTCCCAGGGTGCCGTGCTTGATGGTCCCGCCCGGCTGCACCAGTTCGTACTGGTCGTTACCGATCAGGCGGTAATTGGTCTTGGGCTTGAAGTCCTTGACGCTGCCGATGGCGGCGACACGGTTCCAGACCTGTTCGGTCGAGAAGAACCCTTCCAGGAGGAACTTGTTGGCGATGTTCGACAGGATGCCGGAGATATCCACGGTCGAGAACCCATCGGCGGCCTGGACGACGGGCATCGGCGCAAACGCGGCCCGCAGGATGCCCCGCAGGTCGCGGAAGTTGCGGCCGGTCCAGCCATTGACCCGGGCAGCCTCGATGAGGAGCTCCTGGAGGCCGATGCCGCCAGCGAAGGTCTTGGAGGCCGCTTCCAGCGTTTCCACGGGATAGTGTTTCTCCACCTTCTCCAGCTTGAGCGTCAGGGCGCAGGCGGATTCGAGCAGCTGCGTGTTCATCGCGGGCTGCTGTTTGGCGATAACGGCGGCGGGAATGGCCGGGGGCGGGGTCGGGCGCTCAGCGCGCAGGACCTCCAATTCGGTCCGTTCCCGATCCCAGCCTTCGCTGATGGCGCGAGCCTGGATGGCCTGGTGCTTACCGGCACAGACGGTGCCGATGGCGGCGATGCGGGCGTTCTCCATGGCGACGGAGGCGGCGTTGGCCCGAACGCTTTCAACGGTCTGGGCCGGCGCGGCGGCAGCCACCGGGGGAACATCCTGAGAAGCGGTTACGGGCTGCACGGGGGCGGCAGGTTGGGACATTGGAGTCTCCTTAATGGTTTGTGTCGCGGTCGCTGCTACGGTCGCGGCGGTGTTGTCATCAGCACCCAGGTCAACGAAGCTGATCTCCCCCAGCACGCTCTTGCGGACGATGTTCATCGGCCCGGTGAAGGTTCGGCCGTTGGCGATGGCCTGCTGGCCATCCTTCAGGAACTCAAACGACACCACATCGGCGCCGATGCTGGCCTGCCAGGGGAACCCGTTCTTTCCGCTGCCGACCACGTCCTCGGCGGCAGTGGTCTTGCGGCTGATGACGCCGGCGGCAAAGAGCTGGCCATTCTCGACACGGATGCTGTCGGTATGGCCCACGCCCTG